CTTCTCTGCACTCTTCTCTCTTATCCACAGATCAGAATAAAGAGAAGAGTAGCTTGAACGCTTCAAAGCAACCGATTCAAGCCGCGCTTCAAATTGGGCTTGCGCCCGTTAAAACGCCAGAAAAGAAACCGAGGAGCGGCCCGCTCATGAACGAGGAATCTGTCGAACGCTTCAAGGCCAACCCAGCTTACTCTGGCATCGACGTCGACAAAGAGACTTGGAAGTTCGGCGAATGGTGTCGCACCAATGGCAAGCTCGAAACTGTCAGGAGATTCACCAATTGGCTAAACCGCGTCGCGTAACGTTCGATCTTTCCAGTGACGGCTTCACTGGCGAGGTGCAGGACATAGACTGCTGGGCTTGTGGCCACCAAATGCTGAGCAAAGAATATTCTTTCTCTGGCGTAAAACTCTGGACAACGATCCACGACACCGATCGTTGCCGGGAATTGGCTCGCCATATCAGTAACGGGTGCGCTGGCAGAATGGGTGACGCGTTCAAGCACAAGCAGAAGCCAAAGGCGAAATCGAAGTATTCGCAGGCAGCGGACCCTTGAGACATGGCCAGCAGTCGCGCACATTTTCGATTGTGGCGCATTTGATGTAAAAGAGGATGCATCTACCAGCAAGCGGGGTGCAACCTCCTATAAACGAAAAGCAAACGTTTGCGTCAGTTACTAAAGTAAAAGGAAGAAATATGACAAATAAGTACTTAGCGAACTTGATCAATGCAGCCCCGTACGTCGATAAGTGCGTGGCTTATCACGGGTTCGCGTCGCGTTCCCACATGGTCCGCCTGTGCTACGACGCTCTTGATCGCATCATGAAGGACGGTGGCCGGATCAAATGGCCACCAGAATTCGTAATGTCGCTTGACCCTGAGAGGAAGGAATCCAAATGAGCCGCATGTTTATAGCTCTTGGTTTTCTCTGGGCATTGGATGCAAACGCCGGGGATCTCAGCACGACGATCCATTTCCTTAACCAATGGCACCCGAGCGACGGCGTGGTCCACATGGAAGCGATCACCAACACCACCGGCGCAAGCTGGTACATCAAATTCATTGGTGTATCGTTCGTGTCTTCCCCCTCTGATGCAAGTACCGGGAACCTGTTTGCAGGCATTGAGAGAGATTCAATTCCGGCGCGGCCAGAATACATTCAGCAACAAACTCCAGCTGTTATCGCCGCGGAAGTCCATGGCACGATTCAAGACACAAACCGGGATTGGTTATTCTATTCGAACGAACTCGTAAGCGCGCCATTTCACTTCCAGCACGAGAAATTCTATTCGCCTGATTATTTCCTGGTGAACCCCGGTGAGTCAATCGAGCTTTGCGTGTCGGTTTACGGATTCAGTGGCCCAGTCAATGTTGCCGCTTACTTAGCGTACACGTCTACACCGTGAGAACGCACAAAAACTGTTCGACTTGTAAGCTTCTGCTGCAACTCAGCCGTTTTTACTTCGGACAAAATGTGTGCAAAACCTGTTCTAAAAAGTATCAAGCAGAGTATCGGAAGCTAGGCAGAAAGTAGCTCTCGATCAAAATGTTCTTGACTTCGCCCACACTTTCCGAAGACATTGTGGTGCAACCGACACCAAACGACGTCTAATGTCATCAGATCTTAACGCTTGGGGTTTGTCCCCGGAAGTGATGAAAGATATCACGCCAGAACAGCGTGACCTAATCCTGTCGCTGCTGAACCGAATCGCGAACGAAGGGCGTAATTGGGAACGCTTTAAGTGGCTGCTTCAGGTCATTCTTCCGTCTCGGTTCGAGGGGATTGGGGAAAGTGCGCGCTCGTCTGGTGTCACGGTCAATAACACGATCAAGTTCACGGTAGAAGAGCACGCGGTGATCCAGGAACGTGCTAAACGGCTCTCAGATCGAGCTGATCTTTTACTCGAACAAACAACGAACGGAGAACCACAATGAAACTAGCAATTGCATCTTTTATCTTATCAGCGCTCGCGGTTATCGTCGCGTTTTCGTCATGCGCGTTACCGTTTAAAGACGGGGCAACTAAACACCAGTCGCACCGCGTAGCTTTCTTGTTCCCGCCTCCACCAATGATCGGGTGACATGGGTAGGCCAGGCATGATCGGTGGCAGCTTCAAGGGCCAGAAACGTAAGTCATGGCGCCCCACCGACGGGCATACTCGTCGACGGACAGTCGAGCATGAGATGCGTCTGGCGGCAGTCGTGAGCGCAGCTTGTGACCGGTGGTTAGCGATGAACGAGAAAGACCATGCCGAGCGACGCGCGTACTGGGATCGCACTAATCATAACACGGCTGCACCTAATCCACACTGGGGTGTAACGAATCTAAATCGAACGTGAATAAACGAACGTTTACGCACCACGATGAGCACAGAACTGAAGCCAATTAATTGGGCGCTATTGCCGATTGGGCAATGCTCTAAACTGCGGACAGAATTAGAGCGCAACGCCGACGAGCGATACGGCCAATTGAAAAAGGATGCAGGATACGTCCCTAAGACTTCGGCTGGTGGCAGGCTCGCGACATGGTGTGATCGGCGGCAGTTTTAAAAATGGAACGCGAGCCGTCTAACGTCTTAGAGCTCGCCGCAGCGCTCGGTATAAGCCTGTACGGCTGGCAGGAAGAAATCCTGTTCACGATTGAACGGGCGGCCAGCCAAACACGCCGTAAGCTGGCCGTACGCGCACCAAACGGCGTCGGCAAGACTCAGCGCATCATAGCGATATCGGTCATTAGGTGGCTTCAACGGTTCGCGAAGGGAAAGGTGGTTATCACGTCCCATGACCAACGCCAAATTGCACACCAGCTTTGGCCAGCGCTACTCGCATTTCAGCAACATTTCCCATCCTGGGAATATCGAAACGCAGATGGTAGACAAACTATTACAACCCCAACCGGAGGACGTCTGCTCGCTTACACGACTTCGGACCCGGGGCGGGCCGAGGGCTTCCATAGCGACACTGATTCGCCGTTGCTCATTATCGTCGATGAAGCGAAGAGCATCGAGGCGAATATTATCAAGGCGATTGATCGCTGCTCCTACAACGTCCTATTATACATTAGCTCGCCTGGCTGGATGGAAGGTCCGTTTTACGATGCATTCTCGAAACCGGGATTTATCCAGTTCCACGCTGGTCTCGCGGACTGCCCACATAAATCGAAGGAGCAGATTGAGGATATTAAGCGCACCTACGAAGGTGATCAATCCTTCATCGATTCAACCTTGCACGGCGAATTCATGCGACACCCGGATGGAGTGCAGTACGTCCTCGACCTGGTGGACGCTGATGGGGCCCAGCAAGCGCACATAGACAAGATCTACGGTGCACGCGTCGCAGGCGTTGACGTCGCTGCCGGGCGCTGCCAGAACGTAATTTGTAAACGGAACGGGAACCATGTCGAACGAATTCAAGCCTGGCGTGAGAAAGACACAAACGCTGCGGTTGGACGGTTTGTGCGGCTGTTCAATGATCTGGCTCTTAAGCCCGGGGACATCTGGCTGGACGTGGACGGGCTTGGCATCGGGTTCTACAACGACTTCGCAGCCGTGCAATGGCGCGTCTGCCAGTACCGCGGCGGGGGTAAATCTCCGCATCCCCGTTACGCGGATCTGAACTCGTACTGCTGGCATTCGACTGCGGACAAGATCAGGAAGCATCAGATCATCCTGCCGGACAACGCTATCCTCAAAGCGCAGCTGTGTGCGCGCAGGGTGCGCTACAAACCAGATGGCCGCCTCTGGCTTGAGAGCAAAGAGGACATGGCTGGGCGCGGGGTTGAGTCGCCGGATGTCGCGGACGCGTTCTGCATCGCGTTCGGTGTCCAGCCTGCACAATCAACTTCGTGGGTTGAGCAAGAGAGCCGGTTTGCGGAAATAGCTAAACAACACGGCTGGCAATACAACCAGAGCGATGACCCTGATGAACCACGGACCCCAGGCGGGTACCAGGAAAGCACGGCTCTAGGGTCGATGGGTGTGCACAGTGAATGGTGAAATCTATGATGGGCCAATGTTCGAGGTCGAAAACCTACCTTACATGGTAGCGCCAATCTCACTTAGTCAATGTTTGTATGTATGGGAGAGAAACGTTTTTAAAAAGGTACTTATATGGCGCTGCTTTTAAACGGATCAACTGATTATCTAACGTTGTCATCGGCTTTACTGCCAAGTCTCGCAGCTACGCCGTTTACGTTCGCTTGCTGGGTAAAGCTCGCCTCTCTACCAGGCACAGCTCAAGCGATGATGTCACTATCTAAAACTGCAGGAGCAGTGAACATTTTTCAGGAACTTTACTGGGATAACGCCAATAGCAAACTAACTGCAAGCGCATTTGATGGTACAACCTCAGGCCCCGCTGCTTCAACGGCAACGATAGCAGATACAACGTCCTGGCATCATTGTTGCGGTGTGTTCACTAGTTCATCGAGCCGCGCGGTCTACCTTGACGGCGCCGCTGTATCAAGCGCCGTAGCCGTGGTTACCAGCGCAACTGTGCTAGGTTTGGGCGTTTCTTTCGCGGGTACTGCAACACCGATAAGCTTGATGAACGGCTCCATAGCGTTGCCATGTATTTGGAACATTGCGCTCACTCAGTCAGATGTTAGCGCTCTTATTGGTGGCGGACCCGGAGGTAGAGGAACTGACCCGCGTAATATTCAGCCAAATGCTGTCATCTCATTTTCGCCATTAAAAGCAGCTCCATATATGGATATAGTGTCTGGATACAAGTGGACTGTCGCCGGAAGCCCTGCCCAGGTAGCTGATCCGTTCAACATTTTACATCAACCAATTACTCACGGAGGACTTGCCGAATAATTATGAACCGATTCCTATTATCTTTATTGCTCCTCATCGGGGTGCAACTGGCAAGCGCTGGGCCACCGTCGGGATACAAGCTCGTATTCCAATCTAACTTCAACGGCAGAGGCGGCAACTCAGGCGGTTGGTTGCCGCTTTCAGAGTGGGGGCCACTGCAAAACTATACATTAGGCAGCGAGCTCTGGAACCCGGAATTCATTGACCATTACCCAGATCGCCGGGATAACAGCCATTCGACTTTCTCTTCAACAACGGCAAGCCAAGGCTACGGCAAAATGACGTGGACCCCGTATCATGCCAATAACGCGTGGTACACAGGTGCAATTGCGACTGTCGACCCGAACGGGACCGGGTTTCACACGCGCCCGCCGTTCTTCGTGGTGACTTACATGTCGATGCCGCTTGGCAGCTGGGCGTGGACATCAAGCTGGGGGACAACGATGAACAGGCTGCAACCAAACCAGAGCACCAACTCAGCAGAGATCGATTGGCCGGAACGCTGGAACAGCGAACCGAACCGGCCGATGCCATCTCTGATCTCTGAGTTCCACGCCAACACGCGCACACCGAGCGGCGCGGATATCACGAGTTCACCAGCGTTCATTTATGATCCTGGGATGGCGTCGCAGTACGGCGAATTCTACAGCTTGCTGGTCGACCCGGTAACCGGGGTGCACGCGTACCTGGAATCGGCAACATGGGATGGGCACCCGGCGGGCGATTTCAGGGAAGTGTTCCATTGTCCGTTCCAGGCAGCCATGAACCAAGACTGGTATTTCCTGGTCGATTACGCCCTAGATGACCGGACCTGGACCGGGCAAGGTTGGACTGACCCAAAACCGATGTGGGTCAAAGCCTTCAATATCTGGAAGCCATGAGCAGGAGAATTGAACTTGATTTTTTTATACAGAGCGAAGAGGGCGGTTTCGCTGCCTGCTGCTTCTCTCATGGCATTTTTACGCAGGGACAAAACGAGGACGATTTACAGGGAAACATCCAAGATGCCGTTCGTCTTCACTTCGATGATTTCGAGGGGGACCAATGAATAAATTATCTTGCGTACTTCTGCTGTTGCTAGCGCACATTGCGAATGCGCAAACGATCACAATTGGTGAAACTAATATCTTGCCAGTAGCGGACGGCGGAAACGGCAACCTGCTTTTAGTACAAGACGTTACATTAAGCCGAACCGCCACGATTGGCAGCATTTCGTTCTATGTACGTACCGCAGGCGGCCACGTAAGGCTCGGGCTCTATGACGCGAGCGGCGCTAGCGGCGCAGCCGGTAAACTGCTTACCCAGAGCGCTGATACTGCGGTAACTGCCACGGGCTGGTTAACGTTACCTGTGCCTCCAGTATCGCTTACCCCTGGAATGTATTGGCTCGCTTATTTTCCAAGCAGCGACGCTCTTGGGTTCTGGGTTGAAAACGCGAGCGGCCAAGCGCTCTTCGTTTCTTTGCCGTACGGTTCAATGCCGTCTGCTTTTCCTGGCTCGCCTATCGATACCACGGCGCACTGGAGTATGTACGCGACTTTGCAGGTCACACCTACGCCAACCCCTACACCCACGCCAACCCCGAGGCCGAGTCCTACACCTGGGCAAGTTGTGATTTCTTGGGCGCCTCCATCCACAGCTACAGGAAACAAGATTTTATACGGTACGACCCAAGGCGGGCCGTACCCGAACGTTGTAGATATCGGGCTTCACTACACGTACACGTTAACGGGTCTCATCAGCGGTGTTCACTATTTCGCCGTGACCGAGTCCTACGACGTTAACGGCTTAACCAGTTGTTACTCGCACGAAATCTCGTTCGTTGCGCCATGAAATGAATGTCACATCTAGTAGTGGATGGATGCGCCCAATCTATTGGAAACCCTGGTGGAACGGTGAACCCACCGTGCTAGCGTTCCTTAAAGCGACAAACGACGCGCTTGAATGGAATCAGGATACTAAGGAAACAACCAGGATCGGCTACGGCGTGTACGCGCTTATCCGGCAAGCTGAAGCGTTTATGGATAGCTACAAACCTCCATGGCGCGATTGCCCTTGTGAAATATGTTGTGCAGCGCGAACACTGCAGCAGAACATTGAACGGCTTCGGGAACTAATGCACGCAGAGAATGGATAAGGAAACAAAACAATGCACGAAATGTCTAAAGATTCTTCCACTGGACAGTTTCCGGCTTCGCATGGACAAAGGGAAGCTCCGTCTCCGGTCGCGCTGCCGGGAATGCCACAGGCTAGAGGTCAGGGAATCCCGGGTGCGCAAGCTGCGAGTGACGGGGAGCTGGGAACCGGTCCTGACCATGCAACAACTGGAGGATCTATGCAATACCCTGCGGGAGAACAAGGTCATTTAAGAATCCGGCAGAAGTGGTACAGGTTCATTTATCGCTCGACAATATTGATTGGTATACTGCCTAGGGTTCCAGACCAGTACCATTCGTTTAGCGAAGGGTATAATCCAGGTGGATTTTGCAATTGGGATGTACGCGGACCTTTTGATAGTGAGGAAGAAGCGAAACAGGACGGATGCAAGGAAGGATAATCAGTATGACGTTTGACGAATTATTTAAAGGCACCGTTTTCAAAAGCAGAACTCTATGGATAGACGGCAAGCGCTATTACGATGTGACGCGCGTAGACGGAGGACGCTATTTGATTAAAGAATGTGTGCGGCGCGGCATGGCGACTGGAGACGAAGAGATCGCCAAACGGTGCCCGGATTTCGCGGAGCTGAAATCATGAATACACGCTGCACATGGGGCTGTGAATGCGATCGATGCGCTGCGGTGCGTCAACGATGGCACGAAGCCGTTACGCTGCCGTACGATCTGCTTTTGTTGCCTGCAAGCTCGGGCGCAGCGGCCAGGATAGGGCAAAGCCTGTCACCGTGGAGCATGGAACGCCGTGCGATGCATCACGAATGCATCAGCGCTGAAGACGAACTACAAACCCTAATCAGAGTCGCAGAGCGCGATAACAAAGAAGCGTATGTGATTATCGAAGAAAAGCGCGTTCCAACTGGTTCACATTCTCCGAGTGAAGGAGTCTTGTTCTCAAGGATTAACCGGTTCGAAATCAGCATCCAGCAAAGCGATAACCTCCTCGAGGAAACAAACGAATGAAATCAGATCCTTTCCACGGCGAATGGGTTAACCTTTATGACGAAGCAATAAAGCAGGGCGTCGAGTTCACGTTTTCGCTACGTAGCGTCCCAGATGATTGGAGTGAAGAGATTCGGATCACCGATATCGTGAACAGGGAAGTCTATATCGCCACAGCAGGCGTTATTTACGACAGCTTGATTGCTGGACTTGAAGCCAAAAGACAGAAACTGAAAGAAAAACTAAATGCAAATTGAACTTGATGACGACGGGACTGCTCATCTTTACGATGAGTCAGGAAAACATGTCGGCCATTTTGCCGATGAAGCGAGCGCCAAAAAATGGTCGAAAGAAACATACGACAGGGATGGCATCGTTAAGAAGAAAGACGTTAAGAAGAAAAACGAAGACGCATGAGCGTGTTGCACTCAGCTGGATTCGGGTGGGTCCCTGACGCGCTTATAGCCAGTGCAGGCAAAGGAGTGGCGTCGAACGCTGACTGGGGACCTTTTCCACAGGATCGGTACATCTGGGGTATCCAGGGGGATCTGTACACGAGCTTGGCCGTGCCACCAATGGTAGCGATTGACGATTACGCTAAACGCATCGCTGACATGGGGGTTACGGTCACCAACGCGCAAACTGGCGAGATCATCTTGCAAAAGGGCGTGGACCACTATGACAACGCACCGACGCTCAATGATCGTCCGCATTTCTTCCCGAGACCGTTCTTGCTCGCGAAAGGCCAAAGCCTTCACATGAGCGCACACGCGGAAAACGGGTACGGCGGAACGTTCGGGTTCAATGCGTGCGTAATTGTCTTTTTCACCTACGAGCCATGAGCGCCGAGATACCGGACAGGCGCTATATCCCAAATAACAATAGGTGCATTCACTGTGGCCGCCCTTGGGTTGCTTTCCCTTCTATCTGTCCTGATTGCGTAGAGGTTTGCTTGTGTCATTAGAAATCTTTAAACAGATCAAGTCCGATATCGAAGAGCGGCGCATGTGGGAGGACAGGCAAGCGACAGCGTACAAGCTCCGGTTTGGTCAAGTCAAGCGGCGCACGAAACCCTTTAAAAACGCTGCGGATTACACCTGGCCGCTCGTGGACATGTACATCGAGAAGCAGAAACCTGCCTACGTCGAGCAGGCGCTCGGACCGGAGCTGATAGCTTCATTCTTCAGCAAGAACCCGCAAGGCGACGGATTCACGCACGCGGTTGCCGAGTGGTTCGATTATCGCGTAAAACAGAAGAGCAACTTCATCAAGGCTCTTTACCACGTGATTGATCAGCACATGCAAGGTGGCAAAGGGTTCCTGAAGACCTACTGGGATTGCGATCTAAACTGTGTCCGGCACCAGATGATCCCAGGGCCGCTCTTCGTCGTACCGCCGTGGACTGAAGAAATTGACGATGGATACTCGAAAGCCGACCGGGCGTGCCACATCATGCACATGTCGACGCTGACATACGAGCGGCTCGGGCAGACATTGGGGTACAATCTGGACGAAGATTTTATCAAGTCGATATCCGGACGCGGCGAAGAGAAGATGTACGAGCAGGCCAAGGAACTTAAGGAAGGTATCGCGTACCACAAGAAAGACGACATGATCGTTTTGTGGGAAGTCTACGAACGGTTGCCATCCGGCAAACTTAAGATCCACACATTTAGCCCGATGCAGCCCGAAGAAAAGGTGCGTGATGATTTCATGTTCCCCTACGACCATGGAAGAATACCTATCGTGGCTTACGATTTTGAGATTACTGATCCCGGATTCTACTCTACGCGAGGGGTATCGGAGATCCTGGCATTGCCGCAGAGCATCCTGAAAATGCTATTGGATATGCAGATGGATTACATGATCTACTGCAACCGGCCGGTCTGGAAACCAGGGCCAACAAATCCAGGAGTAAATTACGAGAACCTCGAGATTGTTCCAGGCCAAGTGATCAACGCAGACGTAGTACCGCTTGAATGGCCGCAGCCCACAATCGACTTCTTCCAGGCACAAGAACAGATTCGTTCGGTCTGGGAACAGAGAATGGGATCGGCGGACTATGGTATTGGGAACGAAGAGCAGCAAGGCGAGGGGCACAAGACGGCCACCGAGATTGTCCAGCTCGGCGCGGTCAAAGAGAGCACGGCAACACTAAAGGGCAGGTTCTTCGGCGGCTCGCTTACCGAGAGCCTGAAAATGCATTGGTCGCTTGAACTGCAATACTGCAAAAATGATCTGAAGTACTTCTATCAACGGGAATACAAGCAGCTCGATCAAGGAGCATTGCGAGATTATTACCAGCTTGAGGTCAATGGCGGGAAGGACGGATACTCGCGCGAGAAGCATCTCCAAAAACTGATTCAGCTTTGGCAAACGTTCCAGCAAAGCCCGAATGTAAACCTACCAGAGCTTGTGCGCCTAATCCTTGAGAATGTCGATACTCAACTTGCGAAAACGCTATTCGTTCCGACTGATGTTGGCCAGAACGATCAGATGGAAAAGCAGGCGAACGAGATTAACGCAATGAAGCTCGGTTTTAACCCGCAACCTGACCCTGACGACAACCACATTGCGCATATCCAGGCCATTGAAGTATTTAAACAGTACGCGCGCGGCAACCCGCAGGCGCAGGTAGGACCGGATGTCCAGATCCGAATCATGCAGCACGAGGACGCGCATATCGCAGCCGAGAAACAAGAGAACCCGCAACAGTACAAGGCGAATAAGCCCATGCTGGACAAGATCACAAGCGACAATAAAGCGCTCGTTCACGCTATCGCTCGAACTGTTGAGCAAGCCCTCCGCCAGCAATCGCCAAATGGCGAACAAACATCAGCTGGACAGCCTGGGCCTCCGGGACCCCAACCCGGCGCAACCCAGGTACCTGCTGCGCCTCCGCCAGGTCCACCTATTGGATCGCCCACAGCAGGCATGCAAGGTTCGCCTCCGAGAACCTTTGTCTAGAATGACATTGATAGAGAAAATCAAACACTCAACGCCGAATCAGACGTTCCGGTACGGATTAATTATCGGGATGATCATCGGATTCGTGCTTCCGCATCTTTTAAGATGACGCTACTCGCTTACTTGATCTACCGACTCAAAGCCATCCACGTGATGATCGGCCTACGGACCGCGGTGTCATGGACCGAGCAAGACCGTGTTAATCTCAACATCTTTTTCAAAAGCCAGACCGGCCAACGATTTGTTCACTCGCTGCACAATCGCGCGATGGAAGTGACGCAGCGCGCCGTGTTCACCGGTGGCCGCGAATCAGCCCGCGGTTGGCAGGAAGCTTTTCTTTTTATTTGTCAGTCTTCAGCTCGCGACCCGCTGAAAGTGGTCGCCAATGACGGTCGTGTCTCATTGACCGAAACAAAGAACGAGACATCGGACACCGAAGAGGACAAGGAAAGCCTCTCTATCGGCAGTACGGAAGGATTAGGCTTTCCCATCGGATACCCAACAGGCTAATGAGCGAGGCTCTACGCGCACTTAACGACGGAGGTCAAACTTTCGAACCCGAACCTCAAGAGGGAGCGGAACTAGAAAGCCATGATTACCATTCTGTTGTCTCAGATGCACCCCAAGAAGGTGCAGAAGCTACTCCAGAACCAACCGCACCAGAGCAGGAGCTTCCTGTAGAGCGAAAAACGGAGAAGGAAAGAAAGCTCTCCAAATTCGAGCTTCAGAAAGCAGCTAAGGAACGGGATAAGCGCAGAGCTGATCAGGCTTACGCCAAGCTTCAGCAAGCAGAAGAGCAGAAGCGGCTTGCGTTGGAGGAGACAGCCCGCCTCAAAGCGGAATTGCAGCAGCAAGCTGAGAAAGCCCGTGTTCAGGCAAATCCGATCCTAAGGGAAGCCGTCGACCTAATAGATCAAGGCTATAAACCCGAAGACGTGGAAGCAGAGGCGCAACGTCTCGAAGCGAACGGCGACACGGAAGGCGCACGCGGAGCTCGAGCAATCGCAATCCAGATGCGCAACCATGCGCAAGCTGAGAGCATGCGCGCTCAGCAAGCTCAAGCTGAACAGTCTCAAACCGCATGGCGCAACTATCAGTTCGGCACCCCCGAATTTGATCAAGCCTTGGGAAACCTTAAACCAGGGAACCAAGAATTTGATGATGCGTGGGGAACCGTCGAGCAGGGAATAATCGATCGCTGCAAGACCAGCCAAGATCCGATTGATCAGGAGATAGCCAAAACATTCCGGGACCATAATTCCTCTTTTGGAAAGTCTATGGTCGAATTTTTGAATCGCACCCCGATGGGGAACGCTTTCAAGAAGTTCGCTCTCGGGATGTTGCCAGCCGTCGACATCGTTAAACAGAAACTCGTCATTGAACGCCAACAGGCGACTATTCAACAACTTACTCAAGAACTTCAACGCACCCGCGGATTAACCGCAATCGCTTCGAGCGCGCCCGCCGGATACACGAACGGCAGCTCAGACCCGCACCACCTAAGTCCAGATCTCTCGTATAACGATCTGATGAAGCTGGACATGGGAAAGTTCCGGGAACGCTTGCGTCGCGGGTTAACAGACTAACTTCATTATGCCAGTCACGATCCTTGCTGATAGACCGAACGAATTCGAGGTTTATTTCAGCCGCATGATGCTGGACCATGCAATCGACGAAGTGCACCTCGCCGATTTTGCCCAGCTAAGGCCTTTGCCGAAAAACAATGGGAACAACTCTGTTCGATTCTTTCGGATACCTATTGCGACCGCAGCCAATGTCCAGGCCGTTACCGAAGGTGTTCTGGTATCTGCCGCGCGGAAACTGGTCTTCGAGTTTGTCACGATCGGGCTTTCGCAATGGTACGATTTCGTGCAGGTATCTGACCTTTTGAATGATACGGAATTTAACGATACTGGCGAAGCGTGTTCAATCCAGTTCGGTGAAGAGGCAGCGCTCTGGTACGATCAGCAGATACGGGATAGAACTTGCAGAACCAACGCGCCGACGCCGACCGTTGCGCTGTCGACATTGAGCGCTCCATACGGTCTATTTAAACGCTACGTTGGTGGTGCAACCTCGCTTGCAACCCTTGACGCCGTAACGACATCAGCGGCGGCATTGGCCATCAAGAACATTATCCAGGCGACTACAAACCTTCGGATCAATAAAGCGCCCAAGGTAAAGAATGGACCCGCTAAAGGAAGCTACGCAGCAGTCATCAGCCCGCACGGTCAAGCCGATTTATTCCTGGAGACGAACAACTCTGCATTCATCCAAGCGGATGCATTTTCACATGGCGGTAAACAGATCCGGTCCGGGTGGATTGATAACCTTTACGGGATCGGCTTCTTCCTTACCACTGCCCCGTTTATCGAAAACCTGGCGCAAGGCGAGGGCGTCTACTCGAACCTGAACGTCAACACACTGGCGGCAGGCGCAAGTATCTACTCGTGCACCGTGACCGGGAAGGACGCGTTTGGGGCTACGGCCCTGCAAGGCAATACACCATGGAGTCCGCAAGTCATGGTGAACGGCAAACCGGATAAGTACGATGTTATCGGTCAATTCGTTAACTTCAGCTGGAAAGCGTTCGCCGGATGGGAAGTTTTGAACCCGATGTTCGGCATCACGCTTCGCCACAAATCGCAGTGGAACCTGTAACAATTTAAATGGTCGGAACAAGAGAGCGTATCTACCGAAAGGCGTGAACGGGCTCCGGGTTCCGTGAGGAGCCCCCGACCACCATTCTACAATGCCAAAAGACCAATCAAAACAGAATCGGACCCCGCAAGCCAAGGGGGACAATATAATTACGCCTCCTAAAAAGGCGTCAGCACATGGTAACGAGAACAAGCGCCAGATTTCTAGCTCAGGCGGCATGACGCCATCGGGCGGGACGTTGGGCGGGTACCCGAGCGGTGCGTAAACCAGAGATGGCGAAAGGAATCGTCATTATGATCGCTCCCAAAAAAAACTCAGGCGCTAAAGGCGGCATCATGCAGTCGCGCGCTGATATGATGAACGACCCGGAAGATCAAGCCGACCAGGGCGCAGATGAAGATACCGAGGACAACGGCGGCGGCGCCACGTGCAGTGTGCCAATAAGTTCATTATCCGTTGACGGTACGCCTCCCTCCGTTGGCGACACGGTCAACTTCTCAGTCGAAGGAACCGTAGGCAATATCTCGGGAGGCATGGCGCAGGTCGACATTAAAACAATCGATGGCGAATCGGCTCAAGACGACAGCGGAGATCAAGCCGGTGATGGAAGCAGCCCGGCGGGCACAGAAAGTCTTTCGGCAATGGGTGATCGACTCCGCAAAAAAGCGGCGGTGAGCAGCGGGGGGTATTAAATGCCGTTGCACGAATCCAATGCGAGCGATTCAATTTACGCGCATTTCTGGTTCGTGCTCTTCGGCGCCCTGCTCATGACGATAATCGGTTGCGCTGCGGTGCTTGCAGCGCTCGTTACGTTCTGGGGTAGGACACTCGTTCGCGCGATTGGAGGCCCACCGCGGTGAACGGCATTGCCGAAATACTGGCCGCTGGGAAATGCCCTGGAATAATCGTCAGTGACGGCAAGACTGAACAACGCAAGCTGGAGGACCAGAGCGCGCGCGACATCCTAAAAACCTGCCGCTGGCTAGAAGAGCGCGACGGCTCCAGGTGGACAAACGGCATGAACTGCGATATCGGCCCGCGCGTGATCAAAGAAGTTTGGCAAAGCGAGCTCTCGGATCAGCGCAAGAATTCGATCACTGAACGTTATGACGATGCCATCGCGCGCTGCGAAGAAAAGGCGGCGAAACTAGAGGATACCTAATGCAGATAAAGCAGGTCAGAAGTCTTTCGGCAGCGGCAGCAAATGTAAACGGCATAAGTTTTGACGGCGTTAACGCGCAGTTGCCTCCTATGGGCGGCGGACATGCGTGGACGGTGATGCTTACCGGTTCAGCGCCGACGCTCCATTACCAGATCCAGGTACAAATGATAGACGGAACATGGGTGCCTATAGCAGCAATGGATGGATCTTCCGGCGTTCCGGGATCAGATGTCACGCTCGCAGGATCATTCCCGGCAGCTCAAGGCCAGGCATTCACGTTTCCAGGTCCATTTATCAATATGCGCGTATCGATAAATACATACACATCAGGCACTCTGACGGCAGATATCCTCGTCAACTTCTAAACATGCTTTGACTCTGATGATCTGGGATATCCTGGCAACGCTTTTAGATAATCCGCAAGCCGAGACAACGGAGATTGTCAAGCAGCAGGTAACCTACGCAGCGGTTGATCCCAATGTGATGATCGGCGGCTTCATCAGTTCTGCTGCTGCCGTAATCGTATCGATCATGGGGGTTTGGGCTTCATTGATTAACCGAAAGAAAATCAGCGAAGTGCACGTTCTGGTGAACAGCCAGTTCTCCGCGTACAAAGAAGCCGTCGCGCGAATCCTTGAGCTTGAGAAAGCCAAGAGCATATCGGAAGAACAGTCGTCAAAGAAAGAATGAAAGACTTTTTCCTTAATCTGCTCGGTCCAAGCTGGAAAAGTAGCCTCATGGGTTTAAGCGAAGCTGTTGCGGTGCAAGCGCTCACGTACACTCTCAACACCCAGTACCATGATCCGCGTGTCTTTTGGTCCGGGCTGGGACTGAGTGTCTTGACGATTATCCGGGGACGCCTGACGAAGGATGCGAACGTCAGTAACGCGCCAAATCCGATACCGGTAGCGCAGCCGGTTAAAACGCCATGAGCGCTCCCCGAGCTGTACTGGACGCAATCAAAATCCTCGAAGATTACCTCCAGAGCGTTCAGGAGCCGCGACCAATACCACCGACGCCGACCAATACCATAGCGCCGCCATACGGTGTTCTGGTGACAATGATGACCATCTGGGGACTGAACTACGACGGATCAGACGATCATGGCGACATTGACGGGAATGGTAATCCGCTAAAAGGCGCATGGGGCGCTGAGACGCACAATAAAGACATCATTGGCTGCGCGCTCCCGATCAAACTTTTGCAAGCTACATTCGGCGGACTGGAGCCATCGCACATCAAGGGTTACACGGTTGAAATCTATTCTGAGGTCACGCATAAAACTGTTCATGCAGTAGACATAGTAGACGAGGGGCCGGCGGCGTGGACGCACCGCGGGATAGATGGCACCTACGCCCTGCACCAAGCCTTAGGACATCTGGACTACGGGGAAGCGAACTACGGATCGTTTTCGAAATGGCCGGCCGGATTTCACGTTTCGTATTGGATCAACGATGCGGCTGGCAAACCGGTTGAGATAAAAGGCTGGGATTTCCACAAGGGCAGGGTGATAGGATCATAAAGAGCGCATGTCAGATTTCTTCACAACGAAGATCTTCCTAGATAACCAGCTAGGTGTAAACGGGCACGATCTAAATCAAATAACGTCCGGGATGGCACCGAACCCGGACTTTATCACAAATAAGACGCTCGCGAATCAACCGAGCGCTAACGGCTCTGATCAGATTCTCCTGTGCCAGGGCGGGACCACGCTCGTCCGAACTCCGTACAGCGGATTCTTTCTACCCGCCTACGTCCGTCCAGCAGCAGGACTGCCGCAATATGTGTCGACGATCAACGGGGACATGTCAGTCTGGCAACCCGGGGTTTCATTTCCAAATGTCGCTTCCGGCACTCTTACTGCTGACATGTACAAGCCGACTACGACGCTTGCAACCGGTCAGGCGAATATCACGCAGCTTAATCTACTTGGAAGCCTGGTTGGTACAGCCAATAATTACAGGCCGCGCTCCGGGTACCGCGTCACGGTCGCAACCTCGCAATCGTCACTTGGCGCTGGAGAATACTTCGCAATCACTCAAAAGATCGAACGCAGTCAGGCGCGCAAACTTTTCGATCAACCAAGCTCTAATCAAGTCTGGGTACGATCAAGTGTTGCAGGTACGTTCTCATTTGGCCTGCGCAACGCTGACCAGTCGCAAACATATAAGGCTGATTTCTCAGTTGGCACTCCGAATGTCTGGCAACGGCTTACGATGCCGAATATTGCAACCATGCCGGATGCTTCCGGCGATTGGGGTACGGCTGAAACGGATCTTTCTTATGTTATCGGCATCACTCTTGGGTGCGGGTCCACGTTTCAATCAGCGACACAGAATGCTTGGGTGGCAGGGAATTTCCTGGGCAGCGCCAGTCAGACAAACTTGTTCGCAACCGGCGCTGCAACGTTCGATATCTGTTTGCTGCAACATGAATCAGGAACTGTCTGCACCCCGTTTGCTCCAGATAAATCTTTCAGTGACACATTGCTGCGATGCAAACGCTATTTCCAAAAGACGTATCCATACGGGAGTTATGCTGGCACAGCTAACCTAAGCGGGTCAGCAATTTTAACCTGCGATACAACAGCCGTTGCGCGCGGTACATGGCAGCTGAACCCGTCAATGAGAATTACTCCTACATGGAGCGTGTATAATGCCAGTACCGGGGCTGGCCCCGGATCTACGGTGTGGGATCTTACGTCATCAGCTTCAATTGGTTCAGTAGCGGCAGTCGGTGCGCCATTAGCATCCGCTGATAGCGCAGGATCAGTTGGCTATACCTCTGGTGGCACAGTTGGCCATCTCCTTGCTGTTCACTTAACGGCAGACGCTAGCCTATGACCGTAAACGATATCGCGACACTGGCTTGCCTGGACTGCGGCCAGACCAGCGCTGTTACACTGGCGTTCGCTAAGACCCAACTCAGGATGCGGTACGAGATCCTGTACAACGCCCACAATTGGAAAGAAGCAATGGGCGACCCGCCTATGGAGTTCGATCTCGCTGCGCCGGTCCTGGTTCCACCGTTACCTGGGACAAGCACCTCAATCAGCTACATGCAAACCCTGGCATTGCCGCTCGGGTACGATAAAATCGTATGGGTAAAAGGCTCTCAGGATGGTGGCGCAAGTTTCACTTACGAACTAAAACCTAGGGACCGTGGATGGATCGAGCACAACGACGGAAGCGCGTTCCTGACTGCGACAACGCCCCAGATCCCGCGTTACTATTATCATGGTGTCCCGCGCGGATTTCCTACACTGTCCCCCGGTATCCTGACAATAACCCCGATCACTAGCGCAGGCACTTTTCAGATCACCGTTGAAGGAAGGGACTCTGGCGGGCTTGAACAAAGCGAAACGCTTTCGGTATCTGGCACAACACCGGTGTCTACCTTGAACTCTTATTCAGAAGTCCACAACATTTCGAAGTCCATTACTCCAACCGTTGCGTTAACGATTGCGCCAGCAGTGGGCTCCAGCATCACGATGCAGCCGAACGACGAGAACTTGCGCTACACGATCCTTGTTGTCTGGCCAGCGTACTCAGGACCTTTCAGGCTGCGTGTAGGGGCGAAGCTCAAGATGGACACGATCCCGAATGACTCGAGTATTCCCCGGATCAGTGGCCTTTTCCAGGCTCTTTATTATTTCACGCGCGCAGCAATTAAGGGTCGCCAGAAACAGGCTGACGCTGATCAGGCCGATACGAAAGTTGCAGAAGGGTTATGGCTTCAAGCCAAAAACGCCGAGCTGGCACAGAGCGGCAGCTTTCAACAGATTCAGCCTAAGGTAAGCTTTGATCCGGCACAGGTTTGGGAATGGGGAACCGAAGGAAACTGGTAAACTATGCCACTCTTCAAACTGCCTAGTGTCGCCGAACCGGCAGTAAGATCCTCGCCGGTCATTGTCGCGGTAAATAATGGCATCCCAGGAAACCTGATTCAAGACACAGAATGCCAGCAGCAGTACAATCGACTAGCGAGCGTAGACGGACTAAATCGGTGCAGGCCTGGGATAAAAAACGTCGTCAATACCGGAGCGAACCCGGTCTTAAAAATCATATTCAACGATAATACGCTCGGAAATTACATCCTGACTGATGGCACTAACCTCTGGCGCTGGAACACCCAAAGCAGCACTTTAACACTCCTTTTCAGCTCAGTCCCGTTTAACCCGGCGCTCGGGCCGATCAACGCGTGTTGCTCAAATTCCGTTGTCTTTTTCAATCAAGGCGCTGGTCTGTTCTACTGGGACGGCGTGAATTGGAATACGGTATCAATGCCGATCCAGAGTCCTCTGGCTAGTTATCCGATCTGGGCAAGCCAACGCTTGATCTACGCTGCGACCGGAACAAACAATATTGTGTTCGGAGATCTGGATTCGTCAGCTCCCCCGAACTTTGGGCCGTCCAATAATTCAACTACGGTCACAGTCAAGCTCGACAACGATAACCGGGACCCGATCACCGGGATGTGTCCGTACGGCATCTCGGCAGGCACGCTCCTTGTGGGGCAAAAATCAAAGCTTTGGGCAATCTTTAATGATCCAACGTTATCGGTAGCGAATTTCGCTAAACAGCGGATATCGGGCGTTATCGGTGTTGCTGAACACAACACGATGAAACATCTCGGTAACGATGTGATTTTTCTATCGGAGACCGGGAACGGAATATTCAAGGCGTCTACCCTTGTCGGCACGAATAATGTGGGATTGAGCGGAAAACTGTCGCAACCAATCTCAGCCGATATCGAACGGATAAACTGGTCAGCGGTTAATACGGCCAGGGCGGAAGTCTGGCAGGATCTCTACATCCTTTCGGTGCCCATTGACGGTTCGTCCACCCCTAACGCGGTGTTCGTTTATTCCAACGCCCTGAATCAATGGCAAGGAATCTGGACCGGAGCGACAGTCCTTTCAGCGCCGATCTCTTCTCCAGCGCTCTCGATTTACTCCATGAGCGTTAACCCGACGTCCGTTGCTTCAGCCGGATTAACCGCGGGAGCGGAACTTATATACGGGTTATCAAACGGCAACCTGGCTATCCAGACAAAGCCGCGAGACGCTCTTTTTAATGATATCGCGGTTGGCGGAGGAGTGGTCCAGATCCCGAGCGCGATATTGACAAAGGCATTTTCTCCAGCACCGATATCAGCTCAATGGAGCGAAGCCAGCGCGACAACGTTTAATCGGATTTCACCGTATGCGGTCAGGTTCCGATTCCCAAATTCCAGTTCCCCGGTTAACCTGGACATCATTTCGGATACTGGCACTGTCGCGAACTTCAGGACCGGGATAGCCACAAATAACAACCTGCTGCAATTGCCGCATGACCTGCCTTGGGACCTCGACAGCCAGGGCGACAGGTATCAGACAATCGATATTCAGGACATAGGCGTCTGCCAGCAGGTGGCGTTCAATATCAGCGGGGTAGGCGATTGGCGGCTGCAATCGATCGATTTTGCGGCGTTCACAGCGGAGGCAAAAGACGCGGCATGATGGACAAATTGACTGCGGTCTGCCAATTCGTGAAAGAGCATTACAAGCCGTGGAGCGGCGTGAAGTTATCAAGGCTTGAAGCCTATTTCGAATGGTACGATCGAGTCCGCACCCTTGGCGTAGTTGGACACGGAGGAAGAATCGACGCGGTGATTACCTGCCGGGCCTTTGACGATCCATCTGACTATTGGGAAGAATTCGTGCACCGACCTTGGGGTAAATACGTCAAATGCTCAGTCTGGGGCGCGGTTCATCCCCGGTTCATTCCTCCGGCCGTCCAGCAGATCCAATCTCGGCACACATACCGAGAGGACAGAATTTTCATGTGGCACAGAGACCACATTGAACTCGGGCCACCTCGTAAGTATAACGCCCACCAGTTTGAGCGTATCCTCGCAAAACTATCCAAATCATGAGCGGCGGAGGAAGCGCACCACAACCACCAAGTCCAACTGAAAGCGCGCAAGCGCAAGCAAGCGCGCAATTGGCTGGCCAGATGTTCCAATCGGCTAACGCGCCTACTCTTGCTTACGAGGACGCTAGGACGCGCGGATTGATTCAGCCATACGAATCTCAGCTCGCAAGCGCCCTGGCTGCGAAAAGCGCTTACAACACGGACCCGCGCGCGTATGAAGCGCGCCAGATGGCGTTACAAGGTTCAAACGCCAGGATGGGCCATTTGTATGATCAACAACCAGGGTTAATGACACCAGAGAACGCAGGGGTAAGGATGCCTAGCCAGTCAATGTTGCCAGATCTTGGCTACATCCAGCAGTTATCCAGGATGATTGCTCCGCTGCTTTCGAGTGTCAGCATTGACCGTAGCGGCAACGTAGGATTGCTCTCGCCTCAAGGCAGTACAACTAATCTAAACGCAAGATCCGTATAAATGGCCTCAGCGCTCACAGACTGGAAAGCGGCTTCGGCAAACCCGGAAGCTTATAGCCAGGACCAGCTTCAATCGATGGCGATGGCGGCCGGGATCGGTATACCAGAGCTGCAAGAGGCCGTCCGGAGAGGATTCGCAACTAATCAGGCTAAGCTCGCAGATTATAAGCCGCCTGAGATCAAGGCTTCCGAAGATATCGCGAAGATCGACCCTGCCGCTGCTGCGCTTACGTCGACAGTCGCCAACGCGTATAACACACAGGTTCCGCAAGCGCAGGCGACTTCGCCCGCGACTGCTGCGCTTAATACGGCCGTTGTTAATTCGTACAACCCGACTCTGGCGGCAGCTCACGCGCAGTTGCCAGGGACAAGCGCCCTGTCAGGAGATGTCCTCAACAGCTACAACACCTCTCTGGGGCAGGCCAATAAAGAACTCGCTCTAGGGACGCATCTCGACCCGGCTATGCAGCGCGAGATTGCGCAATACGTGAGGGGGGCCCAGATAGGCCGCGGAAATTCAGAGGGCGGCGCGCAGACTGTCGAGGAAGCAATGACCCAAGGCGGAGCTGGTCTAGCACTCCAGCAACAACGCCGAGCATACGCTCAAGCCGTTCAACAGCAGGGCGCACAGCTGGCAGGCGCGCGGCAGAGCTATCTAGGAGCCGTGCAGGGTCAGGGCCAGGGGCTTGTAGCGCAGCAACAGAACTATTTACAGAACGTTCTCCAGCAGGCGACAGGATATCTGGGCAGCGGCCAGACGAAAGGCGGCCAGGCGACAACCTACCTCAATAATGCGATTAACCAGAATAGCGCGGCCCTGGGCGGGTACCCGATTGGGCAGAATGCGCAACCACCGGCTCCTGCTTACATGTACCTGGACCCGAATGCAGGCGCGCAATTCGCTCAAGGCACCCAAGGATTCATGAATCAAGGGGTAGGCGCTACGACTGGAAGCCCTGGAAGCACGGTTCCCTGGGGCTCTATCGCCGGGGCCGCCGGTAGTGCAATAGGCGGATTAGCTGGATCATTCATCACGCCAGGGGTTGGTACGGTAATCGGAGCTGGCCTCGGCGGACTGGCTGGCACCGCAATCGGTCAAGGTGCCAGTGCCAGTGGTGTCCATTGTTGGGTAGCGCGCCAGGTGTTCGGCGAGAATAATCCTCGCTGGCTGCAATTCCGTAACTGGCTGCTCACTAGAGCGCCCACATGGCTCATGCAATTTTACGCGCGAAACGGGCAACAGCTCGCCGAGCGCATCAAAAACAAACCAAGAATACAACGTGTAATCAAGGGCTGGATGGAAATGCAGCTCGCAACTATTTAAACAATATGCCAGGAGTACTCCTATCGAGCGGTGATTTTTCATTCCCCGTCTACGATGATTTTCCCGCGACCATCGCGGGCATGCTGGGGTGGACAAGCGCAGTCACCGGCACGGGTGCTGCGAATACCGCCCTTTCAGCTTCCGCAGCTACAGCTGCACTATTGCGCTTTAGCGGCGGCACCGTATCAGTCGTCGGAACTACCGCAGCCGGGATCGCAGCCCAGGAACTTCTCGGCATGACGATCAATAACGCAAACGGGATGGGGTTCGAGGGCGACATGTCGATGGCGTTCGATACCGCATTCCCGACGGCGACCAATGCGTATGTATTCCTGTTTGGTATCTTTGATTCATCCGGAGCAGTCACGACCGGCAACTTCATTGGGCTCAAGTTCGGCTGGAGCGCGCAAGGAAACGCCGTGGCCAATAACTGGTTCGTTTGTGCCGATACGGTTTCGAGACTCATCGGGAACACGCCGACAGCAGGCGAGATCGCAATACCTGCACCTGCACCGAACCCGGTTGCAACGTTGCCGCCTGGAATCGCTCTTGATGTTCCACAGCTTTTGCGGTTTAGAATCGAGTCATTGGTTCCTCAATCGCCTATAGGTCAGGCTGCGGTCTGGCTTGCTGTGAAAGGATTCGCTAACGGAGTGCCCTCGAACATCCTGGTAAGCGCTCTCGGTGCGAACGTTTATCCGTCAGGAATTGTTCCCACGAACGGGTTCCCGGCTATCACCAATGGATGGCTCGGTTACAAAATGCTGGCTTTGGCAGGTACGGCCAATACCGGGAAAGCGATCGTTGATGAAGTGAGTTATGCGATCCTGAATAGGTTCCAGGTAGGATAAAGATTATGGCTAAGCCTGGCATGAAAGCCAAGCATGGAGGGCCGCTCGGGACAAAGGATTCCAGGACCATGCCGAATAAAGGCGGCTCTGGATCAGCGAAGAAGCACGTCATTCCGGCCATGTATAAATTCAAGTACCCAAGCGTCAGCAGCGCTTACGATGCGCCCAGCATGCATTCCGAGGTGGACGGTGGAGCTCAGGGAGGCGGGCTCATGGGGGTGAATTTCCCGGACAGTAAAGTTCGCGTCTCGGGTCGCAAGGGAGTAAAGCGGAGCTACTAGGAAGGTGGCGCGGATAAGTCCAATATCGCAGGCGTTGAAGAACGTACGCCCCTACGTCAAGAATATCCCCAAGGGGAAACCGCCTGCCGCCCGGACAGCTCCGCAGGCTTCCGCGGCAATAGCGGGCGGTCACCCGTTCCTTAGCCCGTATCATCCTAACCCCTATTCGTTACCCGGCAGAGGATCCCCAGCCGCAGGACCGCAGGCAATGCCAGGAATGGCTCCGTACAAACCTGCAGTTACGCCACCGACCGGAATGGTAGGACAACCAGGCATGAGGATGTACAGATGAGCATCCACATTAAAGCGAAGAACAAGGGAAAGTTTACAGCGTTCAAGAAGCGGACCGGGGATACGACCGCGGAAGCTCTGCATTCAAAGGATCCGCACGTACGCCAGATGGCCAACTTTGCCAGGAACGCGAAAAAATGGAATCACGGCGGAAAGAAAAGCCCTAAAAGGAGTTATCGGTGAGCTGGTTTGATACCGCCCTGGCTGCTTGGTACCGCTCTAAGGAGCAGGAGCGCGCTATTAACGCGCAGGGGATTGAGCAAGCAGGACAAGCTTTGACGCAAGGCTTGCAACAGGCCAGGCAGGACAATATCGCAAATCAAGTATCTCGATCGCTAGTAAACTCCGGGGCTTATGCTGATCAGAACTCAGGTGCCAACGCGCCTCGGGCGGGACTAGTGAGCGCTGGCACAAATCCAATCACGGGCGCAGTAAATAGAGTAGCTGCGGGAGTACCGACGGCGGGAACTGCTCCTGTTGGCGGTGGCGGAGGCATGCTTGGATTCCAACTGCGCAACGCATTGGCTAACCAAGGCGTCGAGAGGGATCTCAAACGCGCCCAGATAGGCTATTACGGAGCGCACGGGGCCGCTGCATTGCAGGGTGCAGCGTCGAATGAATCTTGGCGCAAATCAGAACAGGATCGAGCGGATGCTCAGGCCGCAGCTATTAGGGCCGCTACTGCTGGTGGAGGCCCTGCCGCGGCGAGGACTCAAGCGCAAGCGCAAAGAGATGCGCTGATGCAGGCACAGAAGGACGCAGAAGCAAAAGCGCAGACACCGGAAACTCTAATGCGCGATTTTGACGTGAATCATGGGAAAGGCGCAGCTCAATCCTTTTATGATGCATATACGAACAATACCGGAGCGCGAGGCGATTTCTCAGGTGGTAAATGGATCGGGAACCCGAACGGGCCGTTATTTACTGCAGACCCAGAGGCGCAGGCATATGGGCAACCTCCAAACGCGGCTGATATAAAAGCGGTTCCGATTACGGAGCTCGACGCTTACAGAACGAACTTACAAAAAGTTCAAGCAGCAGGCGGAAGGATTGTTCCGCCGATCGTAATGCCAGCACAAGCACCCGGACAGTCAGCACCAGCGCAAGGTGGGAGCGTTCCGACATTTCAAACTACTCAGCAGGCATTGCAAAGCGGACTTCCGCGCGGCAGCCCGTTCCAAGATCCAACTGGCACAATCCGATACATGCCGTGATATGGCTGCAGGCGAAGTTCTTCTTAATGGAGCGCAGTTAGATGATGGCGGGACAACCAGTCATGCTACTGCTCCAAACGTGCTCGATGGGAATTCTCTCACCTATTGGCATACTGATCCTCAGGCCAATACTGGGTATGTCGGAATCGATGCTGGAGCATCGTGCTCACTTACGCGAGTAAGGTTGTCGGCATTTGGAGGCTCCGAGGACGCATTGGTTGGCGGGTTAGTGCAAGGCGGTTCGTCCAGCGCATTTGCGCAACAATTAGGATTTCAGCAGGCTAATGGCGTAGGAGTAAACGCCACCAATCAAACCAGTGTTCCAGTCATCTTTACTGGCGTCCAAACCGCAGGAAATGCCAACATCATTTTCATTTTCAGCAGCGCTTCCGCGGTTATAAGCGGAGTCACCGATACTAAAGGTAACGTATATACGTTCTTGTATAGGGATAATGTCGCGTCTGGTGCACACGTATCTTGTTACATTGCCACTGGAATAGTCGCTGCCCTTGCTAATGCCAATACGGTTACAGTTTCCTTGTCAACTGCCAGCGATTATCCTACAGTATTCATATCTGAGTATTCTGGTATTTCCGGAACAGGTTTGGCCACAATAAATGCTCATTCGTCTAATAGCGGGACCGGTACAGCTATTGATTCTGGCAACATAACGACGACTAATCCAAATACTGTATTAGTGTCTATAGGTGGATTCGGTGATTCACCCGCAGTAAGCACTGGTCCAGGATTCATACTGAATAAAAACCTTTCTCCGTGGGGCGCGGTGATGGAAGAAAGGCCGGTAATAAGTACCGTTACATCGTCAGGTTCATTCACTATTAGTACTAGCCAAAGCTGGAATTGTACAGTGGCGGCGTTTAATTTGACTGGCGTATACGATCCAAATGCGTTCCTATTTGTCGCGGCCAGGCCGCTTACAGGAACCTTGTTAAACGAGTACTCAATTACAGCCGCTCCGCTATTTCGTTATTATCGTTATAGTGCCCCATCTGCCTCCAACGGCAACCTGGCTGATCTTGATTTAATCGTACAATACACGGCGGGTGTAACTGCAGCAGCGGTATCGCCAACCATACTGCCAACTGGCCGCTCTTTCGATTTGCCGACAGTTATAACCCTTAGCAGCATAACAACGGATGCGGCCATTTATTACACCTTAGATGGCACCACGCCAACTGTTGGTTCGATTCTATATAATGCTCCGTTTGTATTGAGCGCCAGTGCCACACTTAAAGCTATAGCCGTTAGTCCAGGACTCACCAATAGTCGTGTAACGAGCACGAAGTTTAACATACCATCAAGTCTAGTGTCACTGAATAGTCAAATCGATGACCGAAATTATAAGACATGGGCTGTTGATCCCTTTTTTTTCCTAGATCCTAATAGTGGTTGGTGGTACATGTATGGAATCAACCTTGATTGTAACGGGATTGCTACATTCGGCTATCTAGGAGTTGATACATATAAATCTGCCGATTTGCGTAACTGGATATTCGTTAACACAGTTATAGGTCCATCGCTTGGTACTCAGGTGAACAGTTCCACTTACTTCGCACGCCCTTGGGTGGCGTATAATGCATCTACTGCAAGATACGTCCTGTGGATTAATTCTGCGAGTCGGCCAACTGTGTATACGGCTCCATCGCCAGAAGGGCCGTGGACGTTTGTTGCACAATATACCAGCTTAAATGGATGGATTAGCAATGGAGATCCGTGCTGGTTTTTAGATTCGGATGGAATTAGTGCATACTTGGTATTCACTTCTAATTTCAACGCTGTGTTCAATAAGCTCACGGCCGCATGGACTAATGTAGATGGAGTCAACTTTGCGTCCTATGATGTAGCATCGACATTTGGCGAACAGGGCGGCTCAGGAGACGGGACAAAATTAGATGGTCCGCACATGTTTAAGAGGGGAAATACCTATTTCTTCATGTCCAACGCGCAATGGAATTGGGCTCCTATGGTGAATTGCTACGCAACCAGCTCTAATCCTCTAGGGCCGTGGACAAATAAAGGGAACCCGTTTCAGGCGGTGCAGGGTGGCAACCCGGATAATTCTGTTGCATTTGGTGCTCAAAATAATTATCCAATATTCATTCCTGGAAGGAACGCATTTATCTATACTGGCGATGCGTACAATACTGGGCTACCCGGCACTGTCAGCACGTCCACTACGGCTAATTTCCAGGCATGCACGTTGTTTTATCTTCCTATCATTTTTCCTACGGCGTCCACTATGTCCATAGCATGGAATCCATCATGGGCACTGGATAACGTATTCCCGACGTTATCGGGAGCTCCGGTTGCACCCAATAATCTAAAGTTGAGTACTTTGGGAAGTGTTACGGCAGGAATTAAGATCAGTTGGAATAATTCTGAACCGAATCCTCATGCGCTCTACGTAGATCGCTCTAGCGACATGCTTTGGACTATCGGAGTCAGATCCTATTCTGTGCCATTCGGAGCAACATCATTTACGGATACATTCGCGGTTCCTGGCCAAAAGTACATTTATCGCGTGCGAGCAGTTAACGCGAATGGCACCGCTAATTCGCCGGACGTAACGTCCGGAGGAACATTGGTGACATTCAGGCCATCTAAAGCAAGGCGGCTTTACAATCTGGAATTGCTAAAGGATGAAATGACGAAGGATGAATACGCCAAACGCGAAGCGTCGATTCTAAATGAGCGATGATTGGAGCCAGTTTCCGACAACGCCTCCGGCAGAACATGACTGGAGCGCATTCCCGACAGAGGCACCAGCTGCGAATGATCCGGTGCAGAGCGAGGAACTTTTTCAGCCGGACACTTCAGGTTCAAGGCGTTTAAACGCTAGATTTAATAATCCTGGAGCATTGGGGTTATCGCCTCTTGGCCGGTCATTTGGAGCGACCGCATCAGGGGTATATGACACCGGGCATCCTTTTGCCGCATTTCCTACGAAGGAGGCTGGGGCTGCTGCACAGTTTTCCTTATGGCAAAACAGAGAGCACTACCTTGGCCACACGTTAAGGGACGCTATTACAAATTGGATAGGACCTGGTGAACATGGCGAGGCTGAGTACATATCACAAAAGACTGGCATACCGTTACATCAGCCAATTACCGCTGAGTTATTAAGAAGTCCGCAAGGAATCAGGTTAATGCAGGCTCAAGCCCAGTATGAGGGCCAGAATGTTTTAAGCCCGGAAGAATGGCAGCGCGCGCAGGATAGGGCTTACAATCATCCACATGGCAGGCAGGATGCAGTCAGGAATAATTTGGCAGATATGGCGCGCCAAATTTCATCGGGTCAAACACCAGCAATCCCTGATGCCGGCTCAGACGACTGGAGCGCTTTCCCGACAACTTCGCCACAGCCACCGCAGAAACAGGCGCAACCACCAGATAGAAATCTAGTCGATGACGGAACCGAGACCGGCAGGAACGCGCGCGCTATCGCAGGAGCACCGGCGCAGCCTCAAGACTGGTCAGCATTCCCGACTACACCTCCTGCACCCCAAGATGTTCCACGTGGAACACAAGAGGCTATTACTGGAACTGGAACCAAACAACAATCAACACAAACAGAACAATCATCACAACCACAAGAATTCCAGCCCCAGAAATCATATTCGCAAGCTACGCAATTTGAGCCTGAGACACAACCACCGCAGGATACCGCATTCGATACGGTCCATAAAACGGTCCAGAACTTCTGGGAGAACGCGAAACAGAGCGCGGCGCAACTCAACCTCGGGGCGCAAGAGGGAAGCGCTTACAACCCGACGCTGCCCACTGATCCGATTGAACAGGAAATCAGGGCTACTCAAGCGAGTACGATCTTAAGCGATGAGCAGAAAGCCCAGACTATCGCGGCTTTGCGTAAAGGCCAGACGACAGTTCAAGCCAACCGAATGGGGTCAATCGCCACCGAGAAGGCCAATATCGCACAGGCTGAGGCCGCAAAGCCAGATAAAGCGTTCCAGCAAGGCGTTCTGGGCCAGGTAAGCTCGTTCGCGGGTCAAGCAACCCCTTACCTGGCAAGCGGCGCTGCAGGGCCCATTGCGCCGATTCTAATGGCCACACAGATGACAGCAGGCGCGTACGCTAGCGCAATTGACCGTTCAACCGCCGATATCAAGCGCTTGCATCCAGACTGGGATGATGCGCGGGTGCTTACCGAGGCCAATGCTGTAGCGAACGAAAGCGGAAAAGCGGCTGGCTTAAGCGGGCTGGCGCTTTCTCTGATTCCGATCCCGGTCGCTGGCCCGCTCATTGCGCGCATTGTGGAGAGAATGGGCATATCAGGCGCAACCATTGCCATTGCTCAAGTTTATGCTGGAGCACAGGAAAATATTGCACTTAAAAAGAGCATTAATCCTAGCCAGGACGTATACGAGGGCCTCGACCAGCTCGCAAAAACTGGCTTCGTTCAAGGTTTAGCTTTCGGCGGCGCTCATGCTCTTGGAGAGATTGGGATAGGCGGTGCAGTACCTCAACGGCCTGCAGCAGAAGTTCCGAGACCGGAGAAAACGCAGGTAACGCCGCCTCCACCAGAGCCAAGGCCTGAAGCACAAACGCAAACGCAACCGCAACCCCAAGGGCAAGCAGCGGCCGTAATTGAGGATAACGGTGAATCGGTCGAAGAGAGAACTCCTGCACCAACTCCACCAACCCCAGAGCGAATAGCCAGGGCTTACGTAAAGATCGGAGGAAAAGTTTACGAGGGACCAAGCCATCCCATGGCGCTCCAGCAATATCTGGAAGCAACCGGTCTGGATCAGAATCCATATTCTTTAGGGGCTGATTACATCGATAGGCAAGGTGGGACGGAAGGATTCGTTACGAATACCGGTAGGCTGGTGAACGCGGATGAAGCCCATAGGATAGCCACGGCCAGTAACCAGATAACGCCGGGTTACACTAGGGAGCCTGGTATGCCAGCCCTCGTTTCAGAGCAGGTATCAGATACATATCCAAGGGGAGCCAATGAACCGGCCGAATTCTATTCCGGTATCCCGCTGCCGAAAATCGGGCCGATGATCGAATCTCCGATCGGCCGTGCGATACGCGAGACAGTATTGCCTAACCGGGAAGTCGTAGCGCAATATCCGCACACGGACCAACTGCTGACGCAGCTCGATCAATTCCGGGCCGAGCAAGGAGAATTGCAAGGCCGGGTTGCGCAGCTCAACCACCTTTACGGACAGCTCGAAAAGAAGAATCCGAAGCTGACAGACGAGATCAATTCTATCGGCAAGTATGTCGAGGAGAATCAAGCATTGCCATCCAAGATGAGCCCGGAAGCGCAACGATGGCTAAATGAGGCGAATAACGGCCTGTACCGCGATATTGGAGACAGGATGCGAGCAGGCGGATTCAAGACTGTGCTACCCGACGGAACAACGCGGCCGTTTATTGGCGCTCCACCGGACGTCACCCCGTTCCCTCGCATCATGCGGCCAGATGTCGCCGATGTGCTCGATAACAAGGAGCTCACCGACGCTCAAGGTCGCCTAACGCCGGAAGCAAGGGCAATCTACGACGAGGGGGTCAGGACGATTAATAAAAATACTGGCAACCCGTTCTTCTCAAGCGAACAGGATTTATTGGATTTGGCCGATCAGCGACGTGCGGCAAACGAAATGAACGCCAAAAACAATCCAGCGATGAGCGGATTAGAGAAGGCGCGAGTCGTCAAATATCCATCCTTTTTCTATACCTATAGCCCGCAAGCGATGCTCGACACCATGATGAGGCAATCGACCGAGATCGCGCGCCTCAACGCTTTCGGGCAGAAGATCGGGCGAGCGCCGGATCTATTCGATAAGACTGAAGAAGCGATTAATAAGGATCTAAGTCTAAGTGGGAACAAGATTAAAAGCGCCGTAAACTCCATCGGGGACTTGCGTAGCTTCGTTTATGGCACCAATCGCCGGGGAGCGGCAACACGGATACTTCGCGGGATCTCAAGCGCAGGCCTCGCGGGTAGCCCGCACACGAGCACCAAGATTGGCCTTTCAATGCTTTTCAATGTGCCTGCTTATCGCGGGCTGGGACGCACGCTTAGCGGAATCCTCAACACCTCTTTCCGCTACAGCCAGAACATGACCGAGCTCCGGCGCCTGGGGCTTTCCAACGATGTCATACTCAACCTGCATGATGACCCAACCGCGGTGACGACAGCAGAGCAGAAGGCGAGCAATATCTTTACTGGTGTTCTGCGGGTCGCGGGCCATGCTCTGGCACAAGATATCGGCAAAAGCGTCACGGCGGCCGCATCGAAGTCTTGGCTGACTAAGTTTGCAATTCCGAAATTGCAATCAGATCCAGGAATGACCCGCGGGATCACCAGAATGATCGCAGCGGACATTAGGCGTCGCGGAATGGATCCGGCAGCTTTCAAAGCTCCGAACATTGACCCGAAACTGGTCGACCGTTTTATCCGCGAGGACGTGAACGATATCCAAACCGCCTACCGGCCAGAGGATTATCCCGCATGGGCAAGCAAGAGCGAGCTGGGCTCCCTGGCGTTCCAGTTTGGGCACTGGGCATATAACGGAGCCAGGACCATCATCCGTGATTCAGTCATGCCAATGGCGCGCGCAGCGCAAAATAATGATTTCTCGCTCGTCGGCCACTACATGGGACGCCTCGCCGGTATTGCCCTTGCTTCTGCTGGAGCAAGCGAAGCGTGGCGTCAGGTTGATAAGCTTTTCGGAGGAAGCTCGAACGTCGCGACAATCGCAGAAATCACGCAGGCTTTCATTCGCGGGAACCCGGCAGCAGCGCACCTTCTAGTCAATCGACTGGTCCAGGATATCATTGGGGCGCCTACAATCGGTATGTTCGGCGACATTGCAAATTGGGTAAAAGGCATCGCGAGCGGAACCGCTGACACAACGCATTTCTTCAATCCATCGGCACCGGCAGGCTTCGGATATCTGAAGATTATGCTGACAGCGACCAACCAGGCAATGCAGCAAGGAGGCAAGCTATCTGACCGCCAAAAAGCGAATTTCGCTTCACAGTTGGCCGGGCTTGTAAAAGGTTACTACGATCTCGCGAACACGGTGCAGGCGCCATTACCGGGCCACGCTGAGGCAATGGGACGCCGGGAGGATAAATTCGTCAAGAGCAGGCTCGATCTCTTCTATCAGGAAAATCCCGCATGGGACAAGCGAATGAAAGGAGGCACATTCGCCGGGAACGTGCACACGCCGTATCTGCAAAACCTCAATGAAGCTCTGATCTCAGGCAACGCGACAAGCGCGAGACAAATCATGCGCCAAATGCAGAAAGATCTAAAGCTTGACTCGAAGCAGCTTGAGACATCGGTCAGGGAAAGTGTGCGCTCTCACGAGCCGATGCCTACCGGGAAGGCGGGGCAAGCCTTTAGCCTGTGGGCTCGACGGACTCTAACCCCGGACGAAACGCAGAGGATGCGAGCGATCCAGGGGGTGTACTCGCGGACGGCGACCCGGGCGGGGATTGCGTTAAAGGAATAAATTGGCTGTGATACATTTCAGACCCGAATGCATCTGCTGCTTGCCAAGCTTCCTCGGCCTCAAGCATAAATGGCGTGTCATCTTGGCTATGAGCGATGAAATACGCTACAGCCACCTCCAGTCTTATTTGATAAATGCTTTTACCGTAGGTGCTTAAGACGTATTGTGGGAATGTTTGACTCATAAATCTTTCAAGGAGAAGGCTTTGTTTATCGCGTTGGTGACGCTGGGGCCGTACCTGCTTGCCCTTGCGGTAATACAACTGTCGGAATTGCTTGCGCAATTTCTACTGCTGCTAGGGAACTCGTTGCAGCAGCCCTCATGCTGACCTTGTTCAAATGAACATAGCGTTGATTGGCGCCGAGTGAAGCTGTTATCGTCTCAAGCTGCGTGTTTACGCGAGCCAATGCGGTTTGCGCATCTTTAAGTTGCGTGTTTTTTGCAGCCAAGGCTGCCTGCGATTCTCCAAGCTGAAAAACGGCAGCGCTCACATCAAGTTGAGCCTTTTCTAGAAGGATGCGCAATGTGCGGGAATCGTCATTCATTTGTAGACTTTCCTGAAATTGTGCAACCGTGGAGGATCGGGAATATTTGTCGGTTTTGGTTCTCGATGCTCAGGTGGATAAACCCGCGTCTTTTTAATATTCCAATATTCTTTGTAATGGCATAATGGACATTCAAAAGCCCGATCATAAAACAGGATGTGTCCTAAGGGTTTCATCATAGCATGACACTGAAGGCATGGTTCGTTCATTTTTTCGGATACGTTCGGCCAAACTCTTTGTCGATAAAATCGTCAACCGCCATTCGGAGCAGTGTCGCCATAGAGACCAGGTCCCGGTATTTGACGCGCTTTAGTTCGCGCAGATCTTTCAGTTGATCAACGGGAATCCTCAACCCCGTTTGTACCAGTTTGCGGTGCGTTCGGCCATTCATGATTTTCTGAGTCGCAATTATGGCACGTTGTTACCGGATGCGCAACAGAAATAATCAGTATAAACACTTTCGGCTGCTATTGACATGTTTAAAAAGGGGCTTAAAGTGCAATTACCAAATGAATTCGGGCGAGTCCTGGTGAGTACAAAATGCCCCTAATTTCACCTAGCCTATTTTATATGACATTTATTGTATGAGCAGCTTCAAGCCAGATCCAGCGCCGAAAGAATCCTGCGCATCCGAACAAGAGCATTCAGGCATTTTCCCTTTCGAATTTTTCACCCCGCTTCAGTTGGTCAGGCTGCGCAGGATAGCGAAAGAAAAGGGAACCACCGTCAGGGCTGTCGTCATGGCCGCAATCGAGGATTTTCTCAAAAACTCATGAATGTGCAAGAACAGGAATACGCGACGTACAGAGAAGTTAAGGCACGCTTCGCGATGAACCGGTTCATGCTTTATTCACTGGCTCGCGAGGGGAAAATCAAAAGCGTGTCACTCAGGAGACCCGGCAAGCGGTGGGGCATCCGGCTATTTCACGTGCCGAGTGTCCGTGAATTTCTGGAATCTCTAGAACAAGAAAAAGCGCCCGATCAACCCTCAAGGGACCGAGCGCTTCGAAGGAAGGAAAACAAATATGACAACTCAAAGTAAAGCACTTGTCACTTTAGAAGACAAGGCAAAACAATTGGACAAGGTCGCGACCAAGTTCAGCGATTCACTGAATTTTGCCGCAAGTCCATTTGGTGCGGCAATTGCGCTGTCTCAAAACATCTCCGTTCTCCGGGAGCTCCTCGACGACGGTATCATGGCGGAAATCATGAGACTCGCCGATAGCCCGCTCGGATTCCTGACCGACAAAAAGGACAGAGGCGGATATCAAGCTCGCGAGGTTAGGGACGCGATTATCGAGGCGACGCTGCGCGGCTTTCGCGTGTGCGGCAATGAATTCAACATCATCGCTGGCCGATTCTACGGCGCAAAGGCAGGATTGCATAGAAAGGTGATCAGCTATCCGGGAGTAACTGATTTCAAGGAGACTTTCGGGATTCCCAAGATGTCTGGGGACAAGGGCGCCATCGTGGTTGCCAAAGCAACCTGGAAACTCAATGGCACCAAGGATGCGCTCGAGCGCGAATTCGCAATCCGAGTCAATTCTGGCATGGGTGTGGACGCCATTATCGGCAAAGGACAGCGTAAACTTTACGCGGCAGTCCTAAATCAGCTTTCGGGAATCATCACGCCGGATGGTGAAGTCGAACAGGACGCAAATGGTGGACCGGTAAAGACTCTGACGTTCACAAAGGAAGGACCAAAGATTTTTGCTTCGGAAGCACCGCAAGAGGCGTCATCGCAACCCACAGAGGCGCAAGAGGAAACACCTAACCTGCCATTTGAATCAAATACTGCCAAAGCCGTTAAACCAGGAGAGATCGAAGATGATTTCATTCACAGAGAAACGGAGCTCGATCAGTTAAAGCTTCTCATGGTTAAATACCAAGTCACGACAGCTGAGATCCTGCGCGTGTGCGAGAATAATCACTGGAAGGTTAATAGCCTTGAAGAGATTACGCCCTACTATATCAGGAATTTTGTCGAGTATTGGGACGATGCAATGTTTGAGATAAATGCGTTTCGGAAGGAGGCGGCAAAGTGAAATTTAATCTTCAAGCGGAATACATTGAAGCTTGTGAGGATGTTCTGCGATTAAGCCTTGAAGTTAAATCTCTAAAGGCTGAGATCGAGCGGCTCACCAATATTGTCAGAACAACAGAGGTGGAGCGAGATGCTGGCGACATGGTTATATCCCATTTACGCAACCGCGTCAACTGGCTGGAAGTCGGCATATTGGTAAAGGATAACCTCATCGCCGAACTACAAAAGGCGGCAAAATGAGCTTAAGCGCAGAACGGTTTAACGAGCGAATTGCGGAGTTAGTAGAGGAGATTGAGCGGTTGAAGGCTGAGGTGAAAAGGCTGGAATGGGTGCGTAACAATCTTACGGCTTTTCTAGATGAGAAAGATGTTTGTGCGTTGGAGCAGGCACACAATGAGTATGAGGTCTTCGTATCCGACAAAGAACACCTAGGTTTCAACGCTGAAGGTTATTGGATGGCGTCACGCGGTCTTCTTGATACGTGGTTAGCCCGGAAGCGAGCCGACGCATACGCTAAGGAGGCCAAATGAGCGGACTTATGAATAATGATGAGCTAAAGGCAACGCACAAAGCTATTGATGAAATAAGGCGCCTAAAGACCATTGAGACTCGGGACGAAGCCTATTCGGAGGCGATGGATGAGATTCGTCAGAAGGACGATGAAATCGAGCGGCTCAAGATTAAGATCCTCCGCGCGGCTGATGAGTTGGAGGATTCTCCAATAAATCACGCGTCAGGGTGTCCTGTTTCTGGCATATGCGTTTGTGACGATGGAAAAGAGCGCGTCAATATCGTTTCCGAACTGCGAAAGGCGGCAGAATGAATGAAGAACTTTGGTTGAATAGCCTCCCGCTCACTGACGCTGAGATCATGGCTGAATGGATGGAAGCGCAACTAGTGGGTAGCAGGATATAAAATGAACAAGATGTTAGTGATGAGTCCTCTTGGGCACGCATTGCAGCTTACTCCTTGCGGGGACAACGAGAATGTGTTCGTGGAAAGGCCGATAGAGATTAATTTACATCAGGCGAAGTACACCCAAATGTTGGCTGAAAATAACTGGCTGGTAAGAGAGGGATTTGTTGAGCTAGCCATAGGCAGTATAACGCTCGAACCTAACCCTGAATTGGAAGCACTATGAAAGAAGAACGAGCAGGTTTAGGCAGTGGCAGTGGATACGCCAGGGATAAGCATTGCGCCGCTAATCGCAAGATGGAGCGTATTGCCAAGGAGACCGGAAAGGAGCCGCCATCAGAAAAGGACGCGGAGGACGGGGACGTCGTTCACCAAATTCTTGTTTATCCAGATCCCGCTCACCCTTGTCATCCTAGAAATGTAACTCCCGAGCAATATGAATCGGCAATGTTTCTTGCCGACAGGCAGGCCAAAATCTGGGATGAGTTTTTAGCCGGTAGGGTAGGCGGAGGAATCACGCCGCCAATAAGAGAAAAGCGTTTCTGGCTATACAAGGGTATCACACCGATACGCTCAAGTAAGCCTGATTTTGTTCTAATCGTGATGGAGCCTGACGGCGCCGATATCCTGATAATAGATCACAAAACCGGGCACGCGGAGATTGAACCACAAGAGGCTGACACATGGGCGCAGCTGGAGGAGTACGCCCTCACGGTCGCAATCAACACGCAGCATCCAAGGGGGATCAAACGCGTTCGGGCTGTGATCAATTCGCGTTGGAGCGGGGTGCACAGCAAGGATTTTCCGCCAGAGTACTTAATCGCTGTTCATCGAGAGCTTTTGGCGACGATAGCAGCCGGTGGCGTGAAAGATCCTAAGGCCACGCCGGGCTGGTACTGCCGATACTGCTCCGGCCGTCTGGTTTGCCCATCGGCCGTGCTTGAGATCGAGCTCGTGGAACGCAGGACGGCCTTGCCGTTACCGGAAGGAAAAGAGGGCGAGGTGTTTATTGATCAAGTTAAACGAGTCAACTCGCTGTGTGATCAGATCCTAAGGCATTACAAGAAACGGCTCTACGCTGAACCTGGATGCGTAGGCGCATGGCAGGTAAGCGAGGGGGATGAGTACCGATCAATCAAGGATCTGGAGGGTGCATTCATGGCGCTAGTGAGCGACGGCCGCATTACCCAGGACGAATTCATGGAATGCTGCGATGGACACATAGGCAAGCTTGAAAAGAAGTATTGCAACAGGGCTAAGAAACCAGCGGTCCAAGCGAAGCAAGATTTCAACGATCTACTGGCAGACTGCATCGAGATGAAGCGCAGGGCAGGGTCCTTAGAGAAAGTGAAGGAATTGACATGAGTTTTCTAGATGACGCCATTGAACATGTTCTCCGTGAAAGATTGGAGCATCTTCATTATCGATTAAATCTTTTAATCAACCCGCCTGAGTCTAAAAAGTCTTTCAATAGGCATGAATGGAAAACACAAACACTCAGATTCTTTAAAAGGACGGCGTGAAAATTGAGTTATGGCTACCCGCGTATCTTGGAAAGAACAAAAACCGGCTCTATGGGCAGCACTGGAAAGCTGTTTACGGCGAGCGCCGGAGAGCGGCAAAAGCATTACTGTCAGCTTTGTTAAATGTTCAACAGGAACTAGCGACTACTCAGGGCTCGTTGGATCTCAAGAAGCTCTCCTTGATCAACTCCGCGATTGCCACCTTATCCCTGACGATGATTTCAAAACGATCGGGAAACCGAACTATGACCAAATCAAGGTCGGAACGATCAAGGAAAAAGGAACCTATATTGCCATTGAATTTCGAGAATGATTAGGATGAAAGCAATTCACATTATTGATATCGGGCTCCCTTTGCTTGCGATCTTGCTTTACGCTTTACCTTATTTACTACAATGAATATTACATTTAAAACACTGCCAAAGGGTGATCGCAAAGATGCCCGGCAACCCGCAACAATACTTGAACCGTGCCCATTCTGCGGCGCGAAAGGATTCCTTGGCGCTGAGGCCACTTACTCACATAACGCCAGGGCTGGGGAAATGGATTACGCGATTCGGTGTGGCAATTGCGATTCGCTCGGTCCATGGGGTGCAACGGCATATGTCGCGGCTAGTCTCTGGAACAAGCGGGAAGAGCCTCGGAACACACATCGCGGAAGATCGGCAGTCGTAAAGGTGGCCACTGCGGCCATCGTAGCGCTGTTGGCGTTCATGGTGCCAGTGCAAGCAGGGGAAGACTGGAGCGCATTTCCGACAACTCCACCCAATGTAGGGAATAATCGTTTCTGGTGCTATGACAGCAGGTATTTTTCTTATCAGGATTCTCCTAAACCTGCGGCTCAAGTTATTGACTCGAGTCCTGGAGTGATAGATGACCCGGCCTGTCGAGGGCTGATAGTTGCCCAGCTTAAAGATGTAAATAGCACGGTAGCTGATTGGATAATTGAATACAACCGGGCGTTCATGCTGCCGGATAGTAACGGCGGCGCTAACGTTTATCATGCCACCAACCGAAAGAACGGCAAGATCTGGGAGATAATCGTTGCTTTCCATTTTGAACAGGTACAGGCGCATGACAAATGAGACTCGGGCAAAGCTGAGCTACTGGAAGCTTGGCTCGAGAAATCCGCGTTCCAAGCTATCAGTTAACGAAGTCCTCCGAATAAGAGAATTGCGAGCCAGTGGCGTAGGGGCCGGAACGATAGCTCTGAAGTTCGGGGTCAGTAAAAACACCATCATCAGCATAGGGACCGGAAGAATCTGGCGGCATATTTAAATGATCGACTGGGACAAAGCTGAGATTCACGACATTCAGCGCTTCGGGAAATGGCTCTACTGGGCTGAGGAATGGGCCACGTTCAAGACTCAGACCAATGACGAGCTTAAGGAATCGTGGCGCTGTGAGCTCCGGTACGTCATGCTCGAGCAGGACAGGCTGCGCGAAGCGATCAACGCCCGGAAATGCATGTACACGAGCCGGGGACCGTCAATGTGATGCACCCCGTTGCTTGACATGTGGAACGCATGTGGTAAAGCGTAAACAAAACGTTTATGACATGAGGAAATACAAGATTAATGCCGTAGAGGCTCAACTCGAGCTTTTCTCAGCGGAAGCGGCAGAGATAAGGAAGTTGCATACCGAACTTTTAGGGCACGTTCGAATTACGATTAAACAAGCGATTCGAATAGGGGAATTGCTTACGGCCGTCAAGGAAGGGCTCGAGCACGGCCGCTGGCTGCCGTGGCTCAAGGCTAATGTCGAGTTTCACGAAAGAACGGCTCGCAGATATATCCGAGTCTTCGAGAACCGAGAACAACTCAAAACGGACAGCGTGTCCGATTTGACGGACGCCTACCGGCTGCTGGCGGATAAAGTGCCTAGAGAAGAAAAGCAGGCCAGGGACTTCGCTGATTTCGAGTGGCCACAAGGTAAATTTAGGGTGTTGTATGCTGATCCTCCGTGGACATACAACGATCATAGATTAGGCAGCGTGGATGGAGGAGGAGCCACGGGAACATACAGCACAATGTCTTTAGAGGGAATTTGCAACCTTGACATACCCAATATCGCATTGCCTGACTCGGTCTTGTTTTTATGGATAACTTCACCTTTACTTCCTGATGGGCTCACCGTTATGGGTAGATGGGGTTTTACTTATAAAGCGAGTTTTATTTGGGATAAGGTCCAAGGATTCAACGGCCATTACAATGATGTCAGGCACGAGCTTTTATTAGTTGGCACAAAGGGCACATGCCTGCCTGAAGTAAGTGAGCTTTTAGATAGTGTGATCGAAATTAAGAAAACTAATCATTCCGAAAAACCAGAGAGATTCCCTGAAATAATTGACTTACTCTACCCTAGTGGCCCACGGTTAGAACTGTTTGCCAGAAAGCAAAGAAAAGGGTGGAAATGCTTGGGCAACGAAGCCTAGAGGATTTTCATAAATCCTTACGTGAAGGGAAAGTTTTTGAAGCAAAAGTTAATCGACTTTTAGAACGAGAGAATTTTCCTATCGGTATGTATTGGACGAAATCAGGACAACACGAATTTGGAGAGAGCCGTGCTCACGTAGAGATTAAAAACGACACGCGTTTTAAAGACACTGGAAACAATGCGATCGAAACTGAAGAACGCCGAACCAGTGCATCTAAGTGGAGGCCTGCTGGGATATATGACAAAAGCAATCCTTGGTTTTATGTCATTGGGGATGAATCAAAACTATGGATGCTTGGTGTTCGCCAGCTGCAACGAATGTTTGTTCAAAAACTCGAGGACGGCAGCTGGAAATATAAGCGTTTTACTAACTGGACCAATACTGGAAAAGGATTCCTGTTAAAAGTTGAGGTGGCGAACTGGATAGCCATCAAAATATGGGAAAATTGGGATGTGCCACTTCTGCACCCCAACATGTAACTCATGGGCTTCACCAAACTCTTTAGCGACATTCTTTGTTCTTCCGTCTGGAACGAGGACGACAAGACGCGCATTGTCTGGATAACGCTGCTCGCCTTACGCGGCCCGAACAACGTAGCGCGCGGCTCAATTGACGGCTTAGCGCATCAAGCCCGCGTATCGATTGAAGACTGCGAGAAAGCTGTAACGAAGCTTTCGTCACCAGATCAGCACTCAGGGGACCCGGAATTCGACGGGCGCCGAATCGAGAAGGTGCCACACGGCTGGCTTATCCTGAACGGCGAGAAGTACCGGGTGCGCAAGGACGGTGAGGACCGCAAAGAGTACATGAACGAGTACATGCGCCAGTACCGCCGTAAACAGTCCGTAAACAATCGTAAACAATGTAAACAAAACGTAAATGTTTACGTAAACAAAAACGTAAACAATGTAAACAAAAAGGGCCAAAACGTAAACCCTTCTCTCTCTTCTCTGCACTCTTCTCTCTTATCCACAGATCAGAATAAAGAGAAGAGTAGCTTGAACGCTTCAAAGCAACCGATTCAAGCCGCGCTTCAAATTGGGCTTGCGCCCGTTAAAACGCCAGAAA